TCAGACAAAAGTCAGAAATGGCAAATGAACTTAAAGCGATTGAAAAAACAATGGCAGAAGTAATTTTTACTCGAAGAAACAGATTAGAAAAATTAAAAAAACTGAAAGAATATATTACCATGAGGAAATGTACCTTTCGAGATAAGCAATTAAAAAAGCTTATAGGAGAATACAATGGCTAGAACAGGCGGATTCTTAAGCGGACCTACTGGAGTACATAGTACTCAGAAGATTCGTAAACACAGACTCAAGCGAGGAGTCACAAGAGACATGAATGCTGCAGCAGGTACTTTAGTAAATACAAAAGATGCTTACAGTGTTGGTGCAATGAGATATGGAGCAAGACCTAAAGCAATCGGTCCTAGATTTGGCAAGACTGTTAGACCAAAATCAGCAAGATTTGGTAGAGGCGGTGCAGGAAGAATTTTACCAAGAAGAGGTAGATAATGAAAGCAATACTGAGAGGTAATAAAATTATACTCAAAGGTGGACATACTGATGCTGCTTCTGCTATAAATAGTTGCAAGACTATTATGTCACATTGTCAGATGATACTTGACAATATAGATGAAAATGCAGAAATGATGCCCACTTGGTGGACAAATAAATTAGCAGTTTCAGAACACGAAGTAGTACAGGCCGCTAACGCACTAGTTAACGGATTGGATGATGACCATGGCTCTGACAGCGAGTGAGAAATCTAGATTAAAACGAGCAGGACTAACTCGATTAAATAGTCCAAAAAGAACTCCTAATCATAAAACAAAGAAAGCTGTAGTAGCTGTTCGTGTTGGGGGTAAAGTAAAAATAATTAGATTCGGTGCGCAAGGCATGGGTCATAATTATAGTCCAGAAGCAAGAAAAAGTTTCAAAGCAAGACACGCTAAGAATATTCGTAAGGGTAAATCTTCAGCAGCTTACTGGGCAAATAAAGTCTTTTGGGCAGGCAAAGGCGGTTCTAAAAAACGACCACCTAAATCCCAAAAGCATGTTAAAGGAATTAAACGAAGAAGGAGATAAATATGGCGGTACCTACTATAGATGGCAGAAAACTTTGGTTAGAAGAAGGTTTAGTGCATGGTGGTAATTTTTTAGCAAAGATGATTTCGGAAGAAGCAAAAAGACCTCTTTCGAGTGCAGAACTAAAATTTAAACACTTAGCAGCCGCTTATATTTATCTTTACGAGAAAGCAAAAGACGCTGGAGTTTTAAACGAAAGTGATGAAGAATTTATTTTTAACAACGAGACTATACATTGATAAATATTAGTAGATTAGATATTGACTCAGAAAATCTGATGAAATTCGATGATCGTAGATTTATTAAGTTACCTATTGAAGGTTATATGGAGTTGCTGGGTATTAATCCTAATACTAGTCAAACAGCAATAATTAATGCAATAAACAATCCTAAATATCGTTTTATTACTGCCGCTGTTTCTAGAAGACAGGGTAAAACTTATATTGCAAATATTATTGGTCAGTTAATTACTTTAATTCCAGGTGCTAATGTTTTACTTATGTCACCTAACTATTCCTTATCGCAAATTTCTTTTGATTTGCAAAGACAATTAATCAAGCATTTTGATTTGGAGGTATTACGAGATAATGCAAAAGATAAAGTTATTGAACTATCGAATCATAGTACGATTCGTATGGGTTCCGTTAACCAAGTTGATTCGGTCGTGGGTAGGTCTTATGACCTCATCATATTTGACGAGGCCGCTCTCGTTGACGGGCGGGATGCTTTCAATGTTGCGCTCAGGCCCACACTAGACAAGGATAATTCAAAAGCACTCTTTATATCTACGCCAAGGGGTAGAAATAATTGGTTTGCAGAATTTTGGCATCGTGGTTTTTCAGACGAATATCCTGAGTGGGCTTCTATACGAGCAACTTACCACGAGAATCCTAGATTATCAGAATCAGATATAAGTGAAGCAAAGAAAACAATGTCTGAAGCTGAATTTAACCAAGAGTATATGGCTGACTTCAATGTCTTTGAAGGGCAGGTATGGGCATTTAATCACGAAGAATGTGTAGCAGATTTATCTGAACTAGAAACTAGTAGAATGGATATATTTGCAGGAATGGACGTTGGGTACAAAGACCCGACCGCTTTCTGTGTAATCGCATATGATTGGGACACAGAAAAATATTACTTACTAGACGAATATTTAGATTCTGAAAGAACTACAGAACAGCACGCAATGGAAATTCGTAAACTTATTGAAAAGTGGAATATAGATTATATTTACATTGATTCTGCAGCGCAACAAACTCGTTTTGACTTTGCACAGAACTATGATATTACTACTATTAATGCGAAAAAATCAATACTAGATGGTATTGGACAAGTGGCTGGAATTGTAGACAATGATAAACTTATTGTACATCAATCATGTAAAGAATCACTAACAAGTTTAGACCAGTATCAATGGGACCCAAATCCAAATTTATTAAAAGAAAAACCAAAACATAACTATGCCTCTCACATGGCAGATGCCATTCGTTATGCACTCTATTCATTTGAGACAAGCGCCACTACATTTTAATAACCCCTTGAAAAAATAGTTCTTGACATACGCTCAAAATTTTGTTAAAATTCTATTATACAAGTAGGTTTATGACTTTAAAAAGAGATTTAGTTAAATATGTTCGTGACAAAGCCAAGTCGAAATATAAAAAAGAGACGGAATGTTACATTTGCGGAAGTACAGAAAATCTGGACTTTCATCACTTTTACGGACTAACTGAGTTATTAGAATGGTGGATGAATAAAAATAACATCACCATTGAAACCGAGGAAGAAATATTAGCACTTCGTGAACAATTTATAAAGGAAAACGAAGAACAAGTTTACAACCATGCTGTTACACTATGTCATGCACATCATCTTAGATTGCATCAAATATATGGAAAACGCCCAAAATTGGTAACAGCACAAAAACAAGAGAGATGGGTAGGAATACAACGAGATAAATATGGCATGGTATGATTTTTTACTAGGAAGGCAAGAAAAGGATTTTGAAAAAGAAAATCCTGCTCAATATGTCATTTCTAGAGATCAAGGTATCACTATTGATACCCGTGAAAATGTCACGAATTACAGAAATGCTTACGAAACATTAGAAGTCGTAAACCGAGCAGTTAACATGATAGTGGATGACTCTGCGGAAATACCTTTTGATGTAGGCGAAAAAATAGTTGGACTAAATTCTATTAAAAAAGACCTTAGAAGAACTAGAGTAGACTTACTTTTAAATAAAGAGCCTAATCCATTTCAAGATGTAAGTACATTTAAAAGAAATTTGATAATTGACTTACTGATTGATGGAAATATCTTTGTTTATTTTGATGGTGCTCATCTGTACCATCTTCCAGCAGACCATGTAACAATACATAGTGATGATAAGACATATATAGAAAAATTTACTTATGACCACAGTATTGATTACAGTCCTAGTGAGATAATTCATATCAAAGAAAACAGTTTTAATTCTATTTATAGAGGAGTACCGAGACTAAAACCAGCTTTTAGAACCATGCAATTAATGGGAAGCATGAGAAAGTTTCAGGATAACTTCTTTAAAAATGGAGCTATACCAGGATTGGTATTAAAGTCACCAAACACTCTTTCTGAGAAAATCAAAGAAAGAATGTTACAGGCTTGGATTGCTAGATACAATCCACAGTCTGGTGGAAGAAGACCACTATTTTTAGATGGTGGGTTAGAGGTAGAAAACCTAAGTGAAATTAATTTTAAAAATTTAGATTTCCAAGAAGCTATTAAGGATAATGAAAAAGTAATTCTTAAAGCATTAGGTATTCCACCAATTTTAATGGATAGTGGTAACAATGCAAATTTGCGACCTAACCACCGTCTTTATTATTTAGAAACCATACTACCTATTGTTAATAAAATAGCGTATGCTTTCGAGAGATACTTCGGTTTCAAACTTGATGAGAATGTATCAGGTATTCCTGCTCTACAACCAGAGTTAAGAGACCAAGCAGGCTATTATGCCACACTTGTGAACACTGGAATAATGACACCGAATGAAGCAAGGGAGGCGTTAAGGCTTGAGAAGATCAACGGATTTGATACACCAAGAGTTCCTGCAAATATCGCAGGCTCTGCAGCAAATCCCGAAGAAGGTGGTAGACCACAAGAAACACCGCCTAGCGAGGAACAGTAATGACAAAAGACATGATGATAAAGGCTTTGTCCGATTTTATGGTAAAAAATAAAGTTCAAACAATGGACTTAGCTGAGTACAAAAGTTATGGCAACGATGTACCTGTCAAAGACTATTTGCTTAGAAGAGCATTTGGTTCGTGGAACAGAGTATTATCACAAGTTGCTAAAAGACATCCTGTCCCAGCTCCAGTCGTTAAAAAGGAAGTGAAAAAAGTAACTCCTAAAAAGACTGTGAAAAAGGAAGTTAAAGATGTCGAATAAAATTTATCACTGGACGAGTACCTTCAAAACTTTAGGCGAAACTGATGATGGTGGAATAAACATCAAAGGTTCTGCAAGTACAAATGCACTAGATAGAGCTGGCGATATTATCGAAACAGAAGCATGGACAAAAGGCGGTTTAGAGAATTTTAAATCTAATCCAATTATTCTTTTTAACCATGACTATAATAAGCCTATCGGTAGAGCAACAAGTTTAGAAGTCACTGACAAAGGTTTAGATATTACTGCAAAAATATCTAAAGCAGCTGGTGATATTACTCATTTAGTGAAAGATGGAGTCCTTGGAGCATTTTCTGTTGGTTTCAGATGCAAGGATTCTGAATATATGACTGAAACCGATGGATATAAAATAAAGGACGCGGAGCTTTTCGAAGTTTCTGTAGTATCAGTGCCTTGCAACCAAGGGGCAACCTTTGGATTAGCAAAATCATTTGATTCTATGGAAGAATACAGAAGCTACCAAAAAGAAATTTTACAGGCTAACTCAACCGCAGCAGCAGACGCTGTTAAAATTGAGCAGCCAAGCGAGGAGAAATCCTCATCAACGGAGACTGATATGTCAGAAGAAAAGAAATCTCCTGAAACTTCAATCGACTTGGAAGCATTTGCAAAAAAAGTAGCAGAAGAAAAAGCAAAACAAGAGCAGGCTGAAAAGCAAGCTCAAGTGGAAGCTGAAGAAAAGGCTGCTCAAGAAGCAAAACAGGAAGAGCAAAAAACAGTTATCGAAGCTGGACTATCAGGCGCTGAAAGACTAATGGATGATGTCGAGAAAAGAGTTAACGAAAAACAAGAAGATCTTGCAAAAGTAGTTAAGGAACTCGAAAAATCATTAGCTGAGAAGTCAGAAGAAATCATGAGTATTCGTGAATCAAAAAGACATTTCTCAGACAGACAAGGTCAAGGCGACTGGAAAAAAGCTTACGAGAACGATATTATTGATGCAAAATTTGCTGGTTTAGCAACTGGTAAAGGCTGGGACAATGATTATGCAAAAGGAATAATGCAAAAAGTGAACGAACATTCAGGTGTTCAAGTATCTTCAGCTGACTTTGAGCAAATCGTTTCAACTAACATCGAAAGAGATATTCAGAACGAATTGGTATTAGCACCTCTATTTAGAGAAATCCCAATGACTTCTGCTAATATGATTATACCAATCTTACCAGATAGCGGTTATGCTGAATTTGCTTCAGCTCAAACAGCTGCTGGTTCATCACCACATGGTAACTTAGCCCAGAGAGGCGACACTTATGGTTCACCATTTGGAGGTGTTGATTTAACAGAAAGAACTCTTTCAACTAAAAAACTTATCTCACAATCTTACTTAGGTAACGAGACTGAAGAAGATGCAATTATGCCAATACTTCCTTTAATTAGAGAGTCAATGGTAAGATCACACGCTAGAGCAATTGAAAATGCTGTCTTAGCTGGTGACGATGCTGACGGTGCTTTTGGTACTGGCGGTGCTTCTTTCGAAGGTCTATTACACTTAGCAAGAAATGACAGTGACTATACACAACCATCAGGAACATTTGCTTCTGGTGACAGTGTAACAGCTGCTGACTTACTTGCAATGAGAAAGAATATGGGTAAATATGGTGTTAACCCTAATGATGTTGTTTACATCGTATCACAAGATGTATACTACAATCTATTAGAAGATGCTGAGTTCCAAGATGCTAACCTAGTTGGCGACATGGCTACTAAGCTAAGTGGTGAAATCGGACAGGTATTCGGTTCAAGAGTACTATTATGTGACGAGTTCGCAACTAAAGCAGCAGGCAAATTTAACGCTATCGCAGTTTATACAAGAAACTATGTAATGCCAAGATTAAGAGGTGTTACAATTGAGTCAGACTACGAAGTAGCTAACCAAAGAAGAGTCCTTGTGGCTTCACAAAGACTTGGTTTCATCGATTTAATTGATGGCGCAACTTCAAAATGGGCACAAATGTATAAAGCTTCTGCTTAATACTATGATGGTTTTGGTGGGTTTCCTTAAACCCACCACTTTTAACTATGGCAAATTTAATAACAGTATCAGAATATAAAGATGCAGAGGGGCTCAGAGGCGAGAAGGACGATGATCGTCTTGCAGTAATTGTTCCCCAAGTTTCTGACTTAGTTAAAAAATATTGTGGAGTAACATTTATCGATTACTATACTACTGATAAAGTTGAAACTTTTTCAATAACTGACACAAGTACTAGCACCATAATAGTGAGTGAAAGTCCACTAGTAACAGTTGATTCAGTAGAAGAAAGAACAAGTTATTCTGAAAGTTATAAAACATTAACTACAGGAAATTACGAATATTATGTAGACTATGAAGCAGACGCAATTATTAGGACTACAAAAGAAGGTAATCCTACTCCAATTCCAA